ATTCATTCCTGTTGAGCGGCAGTTTGCACAGCTAGACGCATGGCTGTGGGAAACCCGTAACTGGATATCCCAAATTGACGGCCACTGGGATGCGTCCCAAGACCCCGGCGCAGAGGACAAGCCCTATATGGCAGCCTTCCCCAAGAACACGGGGGCTTGCCAGGATTTCGCTAGGAATTGCTCCTACATTGACCTGTGTAAAGCCTGGAGCAACCCCTTGCAGCGACCCACTCCACAAGGGTTCACAGAAGAAGCATGGTCCCCGTTCGACCGGCTAGAACTAGACACAATAGGTATGAAGAAATGAAGGCCTTAATAGTGTTGGTCCCTATTGTCCTGTCCTCCTGTGCTTTCTTCTCTGACGGTGCAGTTGTTGACTACAGCAAGATGTTCAACTTCTCCCCCGTGTTCACAGTAGGGGGCGACGTTCAAGGTGAGGCCCTTGGCCCTGACTACAAGCAGCATAGGATATTCGAGGCCCCCAATGCCGCAAGTCCTTGGTCCAGTGTGGACGTACACGGCACAACCTTCAATCATTTCAAGGGTGCGCCCACTGTTGTGTGCCGTACCATTAGTGGCATACAGTTTTGTAACTAAACATGGCAACCTGTCATAAATGCGGACGCACAGGATTAAAGAAACAATACTGTCCACGTTGTGGACCAAAAGGAGTTAAGAAATGCCAAACGCTAAGAATGATATAGTACAGCTTCTAACAACAGAAGAAGCTGCTAGCATGTTGGGGTTGAAAGCTGTCACACTTCAGAAATGGAGAACTATAGGACATGCCCCAAATTTTATTAAGATAGGTAGGAACGTTAGGTATGATTTGGCTACTTTAAACGCCTTCCTAGAGGCTGGACGCCGTTCCAAGTCCGAGTTCGGAGAACAAAATGCCTAATGCTAAGGACGCAGCGAACAGCACCTACCATAACATACTACTGGTTGGTCCCACCGGCAGCGGCAAGACTACACAGATCCGAACCTTACCGGGGAAAAAGTTCGCATACTTGTTTGACCCAAACGCACTGGCGTCCCTTCGGGGGGCAGACGTTGACTACGAAGAGTGGCTCCCCGATGCCCTAGAGCTAGACACAACCATCAAGGGCTTCAACAAGGGCAGCAAGAGCGACCGCCCTCCCAGTGCCAAGGAACCCCGCATCTATGTAGACTGGGTTGCAGACCTGACAAAAAAGGCCGAGGAGGAGTTCTTTGCCTCATACGATTGGGTCTGCTTTGACTCTCTTACATTCCTCCAGAAGTCTGTCTTCGATAGACAAATGTATCTCAACAACCGATTCGGAGGCGTAGAGGAGTTAGCTGATTACAGGGTTGTAGGCAGTAAGCTCTCTGATCTATTTCGTTCTATCACCAGTGAACAGACAAATATCTTCTGCACTGGACACCTACAGACCTTTCAAGATGAAAAGACTAAAGTTATAACAACCCAGTTGAACCTCTCTGGACAGGCCAGGGGCACTATACCTCTTATGTTCAGCGATATATGGCTTGCAAAGAATAGCTCCACTGAGGACACATTAAAGTACCAAATTCAAACGCGTCCGGCTGCACGGGGGCTGGACACAATTCGCTCTAGTGTGAGCGGCTTGGAGATGTACGAAGACGTAACCATAGAAAACATCTCAAACCCCGAAACCTATGGTATAGGTAAAATCTTAAACAGTATAAGGAACACATAACATGGCTTTCGTTGAAGTAGCAGGACTTGGCGACGACTACGAAGATCAACCAGTTGCAGAAGGCAACTACAACTTGCGTATCCAAGACGCAAGGGATGGAAGGAACAAAGCAAACACCTGCGATCAGATCGTGGTTATCATCCACATCGATAGTGAAGAAGGGGGAGCCCCGACAGAAGGCGCTGGGAGCATCTTTCACTACTTGACATTCCCAGCAGACGTTGACGAGGACAGCGTTAAGCGGTTCAAGATGCGAGACATCTCCCGGTTCTTGCATCTGTTCAACGTGCAGTTTGAGAAGAAGGGCCTCAACAGTGAGGACATGATCGGCCAAACTGCCACTTGCCTAGTAGTACAGGACGAATACGAAGGCAAAGTGTCCAATAAATTAAAGCTGCCACGGGCATAAGCCCGTAGAGAGGTGGTCGGACAGGGATTGTCCATCCCAGCAGCCCCGCAAGTTGCTGCCCCCAAGGGTCCGATAGGGGGTAGCGCTTAAATAGGAGAACCCCATGGAGTTCATCAAGGGGAAAAAGACTTATCTGGTGGCAGGGCTGCTCATGCTTGTTGGTCTTGTCCAAGCATTGTCAGGCGAAGCAAGTGCATGGCAGGGTGTACTAGATAACGTCCTTATTCTGCTTAATGGTCTTGGCTTGGGCTTTCTGAGAGCTGGCATTGCCGGTGGACCCTCAGACTAGCCTACACAGCGCGTGGCTGGGGGGTGGGGGGTTGAATAAGGCCCTGTTGGACCACTCCCCGGCTACCGTTGCCTGTTGGCCCTGTGAGGCAATCCTCTGCGAGACATAAAGGACGATACAATGTCTAAAGACCCCACTGTTCACATTCGTTTATCCTTCAATGTAAGCCCCGCCCTCCACAAGAAAGCAAACAAGATGCCCTGGGGCGTTAGGGCTGCGGTGCTGCGCCGCCTACTAGAGCGTATCATAGACGCCGCCGAGGAGCACGGCCCAGAAATCTACGGCGCTGTCATGGGGGGCAAGTTTGACATAGTAGGTAAAAAATGACCCAGCTTGAAGCAGATCACAAAGCTGACCTATATATCATACAGAAAAAGCTCAACCATATGCGGGCACAGTTAGGTGCAGACTGTCTCTACTGTGGTTACGAGGGTGAGCTTGTTCTAGTACATGGTCATACACAATGCCCTCGCTGCACTGCTATTGTTGATAGGTGCTGCGAGTGAATAGATTAGAAGCCTTAGTGCCGGACTTCCTCACACTGCCCTCTGAAGTACAGATAGAACAGCTTGAGGCAATCCGTAGGGACCGCCGTATCAGTAAGGCTCCGATCAAAGCAAAGAAGGCCTCTACCCCTAAACAAAAGAAGTCCAAGGTTGATGCCTTTGAGAAGGCCTTTGCAGGTATGAGTGAACAGGAACAAGCTGAGTTCATGGCTAAATTATTGAAGAAGAACAATGACTAGCCCCTATGAAGACGGCAACCCAGATGCCAAAATATGCATACTGGGTGAGGCCCCCGCCCGAGTAGAAATGCGCCAAGGCAAGCCGTTGGTTGGGCCTAGCGGAGAACTACTAGAGCGGTGTATGCACAGCGCAAAAATTGTGCGGCGCGAATGCTATTTGTTAAATGTATTTGAGACAGAGGTATTCAAAAAGCGTGAAGGCAAGTTGATAGTAGATGGCAATGGGGAGGAGCTATGGACCTCAAAAGATGGCCTAACTGAACTAGGAATAGAGCGGTCCAAAGCCTCCCTAGAACGTCTCAAAGCCTGTAAGGCAAACGTCATAGTACCCCTTGGCAACACGGCGTTGTCTATCATGTATGGAGACAGCCGCATTACAAAGTGGCGCGGCTCAATACTTGAAGCGCGGGGGCGGAAGATTGTTCCCACTATACATCCTGCTGCATCCTTGAGGGGCAACTACCTGTGGCGGCACCTAATCATTAGCGACCTAGACCGGGCCAAGAAGGAAAGCAAAAGCCCAGACCTTAACCTACCCCAGCGAGAGTTAATCATAGATCCATCCTATCAGGATGTACTGTCGTGGCTAGGCGATATAAAGCGTCGTGTAGCCTGGGACATTGAAGCCCTTAACCACCAGGTATCGTGTATATCGTTTGCAACTAGTCGCTCCAGGGTTATGTCCATCCCGCTGCTAGACGAACGGGGAAAACATAGATGGATGCCCGACCAAGAACTAACCATATGGCTAGAAATTGCCCGCGTACTAGGGGACCCAAGCATAACAAAGCTGGGGATGAACCTAATATTTGACATTGGCTTTATTCTAGGTCAAATGGGTATACACACCCGTGGTCCTATACAGGATATAATGATAGCCCAGCATGTCATGTACCCAGACTTTCCAAAGGGCCTAGATTTTATATGCAGTATGCACACCCGTGAGCCCTACTACAAGGACGATGGCAAGATGTG